CCCCCAATAAGACCCAGCGTGACAGACTGTATGCTGCACGTATCAACCCAATCGTTTCGTTCCCTGGTCAAGGCACAGTCCTCTTCGGTGACAAGACTGCACAATCGTTCGCTTCTGCATTCGACAGAATCAACGTCCGCCGTCTGTTCCTCACCATCGAGCGTGTTATCGGCGGTGCTGCTAAGGCACAACTCTTCGAGCAAAACGATGAGTCACAGCGTTCTCTCTTCCTCAACATTGTTGAACCTTATATGAGAGACGTTCAAGGTCGTAGAGGTGTTACTGACTTCCTGGTCAAGTGTGATGCTTCTAACAACCCACCTGAAGCAGTTGACCGTGGTGAGTTTGCCGCAGAGATCTTCGTCAAGCCCACACGCACAATCAACTATATCACTCTGACCTTCACCGCAACTCGCACAGGCGTTAGCTTCGCTGAAGTCGCTTCCTGATATAAATACACTTAACCGTGAGAGTCCCTACGGGGACTCTTTTTTTGTCTGAAAATATCATTTGTACTAAATATTAACGACGGAGACAACTAAAAACAATGGCAAAAAGAGGAACACTTGACGATTTTAAAGCAAATGTCGCTGGCGACTTTGCGCGTCCCAATTTATTCCAAGTAGATCTTGCTTTCCCTCAAGTTCTGAACAACGATGCTTCGCTCGTAGATCTCGGTAAGTTTACAGTTCGCGCAGCGAACCTGCCTTCTTCCCAGATCGGCGTTATCGAAGTTCCCTTCAGAGGTCGTGTTCTGAAAATTGCAGGTGACAGAACCTTTGAACCTTGGACCATCACTATTCAGAACGATTCTAAGTTCATCCTTAGAACCGCATTTGAAAAGTGGGCATCTTCAATCCAAGCATATAACGAGAACTTTACTGCTGCAGCAGGTCTTGGTGATGCTGATGACGCAACTGGTTACTTCGCTGACATGGTTGTTCACCAGTTAGCACGTGACGCTAAGGATAGCGAGGCACCTAAGATTCTCAAGTCCTACAAGTTCTATAACGTCTTCCCCAGCAACATTGCTGCGATTGATCTGGACTTCAGCAACAACGATGCGATCGAAGAGTTCACAGTTGAACTCCAGACACAATACTGGACTCCATTCCAGGCGGGTGACTGATCTAATAAATAGATCCAGGACCAATCTAGTAGAACATAATGGCAAATCAGCTCTTCGGATTTTCACTTGAAAGAGCGAAGAAGGTCCCCAAGGGGCCTTCTTTTGTTCAAAAAGACAATATGGATGGTTCGCAACCTATTGTAGGTGGCGGATACTATGGATATTCCGTTGATTTTGACGGTACTATTCGTAATGAGTATGAACTTATCACCCGTTATAGGGAGATGGTTCTGCAACCCGAGTGCGACAGTGCAGTTGATGATATCGTAAATGAAACAATTTGCGGTAACTTTGATGATGTACCAGTTGAGTTGGAACTCTCCAACTTAAAGGTGTCGGATAAAATTAAGAAACTCATGAGGGAGGAGTTCGACGAGATTCTCCGTCTCTTGGACTTTGAAAATCGTGCATATGAGATCTTCCGTAGATGGTATGTTGACGGAAGACTCTTTTATCATAAAGTAATCGACCCTAATAATCCCAGTGGTGGACTTGCAGAACTGCGTTATATCGATCCTCGCAAGATTCGCAAGGTAACCGAATACGAACAGAAGAGACCTGAGCAACTTAGAACTCAGGATCTCAATACTCAACTGACGCAGAAAGCGGCGGAGTATTTTCTGTACAATCCTAAGGGTTTAAGAAATTCTACGAATCAGGGTATGAAAATTACCACTGATTCTATCACATATTGTCACTCAGGTATTCAAGACCTGAACAAAAATATGACACTTAGTCACCTGCATAAGGCGATTAAGGCAGTCAACCAACTGAGAATGATTGAAGACTCTCTGGTTATCTACCGTTTGAGTAGAGCACCTGAGCGTAGAATCTTCTACATCGATGTTGGCAATCTTCCCAAGAACAAAGCGGAGCAATATCTCCGTGAAGTTATGGGACGCTATAGAAATAAACTTGTATATGACGCAAACACAGGCGAGATCAAGGACGACAAAAAATTTATGTCGATGCTTGAAGACTTCTGGTTACCCAGAAGGGAAGGCGGTAGAGGAACTGAGATCTCTACGCTCCCAGGTGGACAAAATCTTGGAGAACTTGAGGATGTCAAATACTTCCAAAAGAAACTCTATAAAGCACTGAACGTACCTGGTTCTAGATTAGAAACTGAAACTACGTTTAACATCGGTCGCGCAGCAGAGATCACTCGTGATGAAGTAAAATTCCAGAAGTTTGTTGCTAGACTTCGTAAGCGTTTCTCTGAACTGTTCATTGATCTTCTCAAAACTCAAGTCATTCTCAAGGGTATCGTAACTCTTGAAGAGTGGGAGGATATGAGAACTCATGTTCAGTTTGACTTCATCGCTGATAACTACTTCACCGAACTGAAAGAGATCGAAATCCGCAACGAAAGAATGAACCAGGTGAATACCATGGATCCTTACGTTGGCAAATACTTCTCGGTTGATTATATTCGCCGTCAAGTTCTTAAGCAAACCGAACAAGAGATCAAGGAGATTGATGACCAAATCGCTGATGAGATGGAATCAGGTGTTATTGCTGATCCTGCAGCGGAAATGGATCCCGCTATGGCTGCTGGCAGTGAAGGTGGAGGAGCACCAGCAGCAGAGGTAGCACCCAACGAATCCGCAGTAGATCCTGCTGATGCCCGCAAGGGTGAAATTTAACTTGTCTAAATAATAACACAGTGGGAACATATTATGCCTAGTGATATTGCAAAACAGATCGTCCAACAGATCTTTAGTGATGATAAAGCAGCAGCAATCGATTCTATGAACGATGCGCTTGGTTCTGCTACATATGATGCCATCCAACAGCAAAAAATTGAATTTGCTAAACAGATGGGTTTTAGTCTGGATGATACTGGTCAAGATGCAGCAGATGAAGTATCTGCACAATTACCTGACGGAACTGCCGAACCTGAAACCGTAGAGGTTGATGGTCGCAAACCCGAAGATCCTCCCGCTCCCGAAGCAACTGCTGACGAACCTACCGAAACAGAAACCGATGAAACTGATAGCTGAAGAAATCACCGCCGTTGACTTTCTGACGGAAGCAACCGAAGATGGTAAGAAGAACTACTTCATTGAAGGCGTCTTTTTACAAGCGGAATTACAGAACCGTAACGGTCGTAAGTATCCTTTGTCAGTTCTGCAGCGCGAAGTTGCTAAATACGATGAGTCTTATATTAAGTCTGGTCGTGCTCTGGGTGAACTCGGTCACCCTGACGGACCCTCTATCAACCTAGATAGAGTATCCCACAAGATCCAATCCCTGAAGGAAGATGGCAACAACTTCATCGGAAGGGCGAAGATTCTTGACACTCCCATGGGCAAGATTGCTAAGAACCTTCTTGACGAAGGTGTAAAACTTGGCGTTTCTTCTAGAGGTATGGGTTCCATCCGCAAAGAAGAAAAGTGCAACGTTGTTTGTGATGATTTTATGCTTGCCACTGCTGCTGATATTGTAGCAGATCCTTCTGCCCCCGACGCATTTGTTGATGGCATTATGGAAGGTAAGGAATGGGTTTGGGACAATGGAATCCTTAAAGAGTCTGCAATTGCAGAAATGAAGGACGAAATCGACCAAGCAACTCTTATTAATCTGCAGGAGCGTAAGGTTTCCGCGTTCGCAGCATTTCTAAAGAGTTTGTGATTTATAAATAAACATAGACAACGCTAAAGCATAACGGAGTTCAAACAAATGGCTGAGACCCTCGACAAAGAGTTAGATAACATGGAGCAAGTGGCCGAAGGTTCCAATGTCGTTACCAAAGATGCAAAACCTGGTGAGAAGATCGATACTTCCAAGGGTGGTGCAAAGAAGGTAATTGATGTCACCTCGGATTCCTTGGAAGGTGCAAAGGGCACCAAGAACGCTGGCGCTTCTGCTGCAGCTGCAGTAGGCAAAGCACCCGTTCCTAGCACCAAACCCAGTGCTGCATCCGCAAAAATGGAGGATACTGAGGATGGCGAAGAAGAAACAATCGCTGAAACCAAGTACGACTTTACTGAGGATGTTGACGCTCTTGTCGCTGGTGAAGAACTCTCAGAAGAGTTCCGCCTGAA